TTAAGGCTGGAGGAAGCTAAATCTAAAGTTAATATAAAAAAATTCACATCAGATTTAAACGAGTTAGATGGAAGGACTAAGGAATATAAACTAACAGTAGCTAAACTTAATGTAGAAGAGCAGAGGTTAGCGAATACGAGACAAAAACTATCCAAAACTACAAGTGAATTTATAGGTAATGGTAAGAAAGGATTAACTGGTATTAGTAATGCTACAGGTGCAGCAACATCAGCAACACTTGAATTAGGTAGAGCTATATCTGATGCACCTTATGGTATTCGAGGTGTTGCGAATAACTTATCTCAATTCGCTTCTCAATTTAGCTTTATGAGTAGTAAAGTTGATGATGCTACAGGTAAAGTTGTTGGTTTTAATGGTGCATTAAAAAATCTTATTAAAGGAATAAAAGCCAATGCTTTCCTGCTAGTTATTCAAATAATTATAGCTGCTTTTGATAAGTTTGCAGGAGGAACAAAAAAAGCCGAAGAAGAGTTAAGTAATTTTGGAGGTACTGTAGCTAAAGCTGGTTCTAATCTAAAGATTCTAAAACAAGCATTAGAAGAAGGTACTATATCTACAGAAGAAGCTAATAAAGCAGTTAATAAGGCTAATTTAGAATATAAAGACTTAAATCTTAAATTAGATGAAAACAATCAACTTACAAAAGATAGTGTTGAACGTATAGATGATAAGATAGATGCAATCGAAAGATTAGCTAAAGCACAGGCTTTACAAACATTGTTAGAAGCAGAATATGAAAAAATAGGTAAAGCGAGAGCTGACCTTGATGCTGATTTAGCTGAAAAAGGACTAAAATTAAAAGACTTAGAAATAAGAAAAAAAGAGTTTGAAGCAAAACTCGAAGGTAAACGAGGTACTGCAAGAAGAAAATTACAAAGAGATTTCCTAAGAGTACACGAACAACAAGGATTTAGGTTAATAGATAACTTTAATAAAATAGAAACAGAAGGCAAGAAATCAATAGACTCTATTATTAATCAATTAAATGAAGAAGATTTATTTGATGAATTATTTAAAGGTAAAGGTAAAGATTCTGGAGAAAAATTTGCAGGTAAATTCGTAGAGTCTTATTATCGAGAAATAGCTGGTCTTGGAGATATTATTAAAGATGAAGATTTTGATGGAATAAGTGATACTGCGAAGATAACAGGTGAACTTATATTACCATTTAAACCTACATTTGTAGAACCAGAAGAAGATTTCTATGCAGAACTTGATAGATTTATAGAGCGTTATCAAACAGTAATGACAGGTCTTACAAGTTTTGTGGATGGTGAATTTGAAAGACAATTAACTATTGAGCAAAACAAAACAAATATCCTAAACGAAGAGTTAAATAATAGATTACTTAACGAAAGTTTATCAGCAGACCAAAGAAAGAGTATTCAAAATGAAATAGCTCAGAATGACGAGAGGTTAAGGGTTAGGCAAGAAGCTATAAAGAAGAAAGCATTTAATACTGAGAAAGCATTTAATATATCTACTGCTTTAATTGAAACGTATTCTGCTGCAAGTTCTGCTTTTAAAAACACATTAGCCAATCCAATAAATAAACTCTTACCAGATGCAGGTTTGTTAAGAGCTAAAATTAACGCTGGGGTAGCTACGGCAGGTGGTTTACTACAAGTAGCAGCTATTGCAAGACAAAAGTATCAATCATCATCAGCAGCAACACCTGTTAATGTTGGTGGTGGTGGAGCAAGTGGAGGAGCGTCTGAACGTGCAGAACCTTCGTTTAACATAGTAGGTAGGTCTAACGACAACTTACTTATAAACGCTATACAAGCACAATTTGGTAAGCCATTAAAGGCTTATGTAGTATCAAGAGATGTTACTACTCAACAACAGTTAGATGGTATGATTGTAGGTCAAGCAGGTACTTAAAATAAAACAAAATACAACAAAATAAGTTAACATAATATAAATAAGTTAAATATGGAAGGATTAGATACAATAGAATTATTTATAGACGAATCAAAAGAGGAAGATGGAATTGATGCTATCTCTTTAGTTGAGTTCCCTGCTATCGAAGAAAACTTTGTTGCTTTAAGTAAACATAAAGTAGAGTTTAAAACTGTTGATTCAGAAAAGAGGATAATAGTTGGTTTAGCATTAGTGCCAAATAAGCTAATATACAGACGTAAGGGAGACTATGAGTACAATATAACGTTCTCTACCGAAACAGTAAGAAAAGCATCTGAGCTATACTTAAAACGTCTTAAAAACAATAATACAACATTAGAACACGCTGAATTTACAGGAGGTGTGTCTGTTATAGAATCTTGGATAGTAGAAGACCCAGAGAAAGATAAAACTGCTTTATATGGATTAAATGCGGTAAAAGGTGCTTGGGCAGTTACTATGAAGATAGATAATGATGAAGTATGGGAAGATGTTAAACAAGGGAAGTACTTAGGATTAAGTATTGAAGGTATGTTTAGTGATAATGTAGAAGATGTTGAAGAGGTTGAAGCGAGTAATGTATTGGAGGAGATAAAGAGGTTATTGACTGAGGAATATAAACTAACACCAGCTAAACTTAATCAAGATTTAGTAGAATATCCTCACGTTATGTATAATCCAGAAACAGGTGAAAGTGTTGAAATAATTAATAAAGAGGAACACGAAAAGTACACTAAGAAGGGTTGGGTACATACTAAGCCTAAGAATTACGAAGAACAAGAATTAAAGTCTTATACTGATTATCCACAAGGTGCTTCAAATAATGCAAAGAGAGCATTAAAGTACAAGAAAGAGAACGGAAGTTCTTGTGGTACAAGTGTTGGTTGGACAAGAGCAAGTCAATTAGCTAATAGAAAACCTTTGAGTAGAGATACTATTGCAAGAATGGCATCATTTAAAAGACATCAGAAACACAAAGACGTGCCTTATTCAGGAGGTTGTGGTGGTATTATGTGGGATGCTTGGGGTGGTTCAGCAGGTGTTAATTGGGCAATCAGTAAACTAAAAAAGATAGATAATGAGAGCTAAATATTGCAAATGTAAGAATACTTATTCTATTGATTGTGATAAGTATTCAAAGAAAAAAAAATGCAATGCAGATGAGTATTGGAAGCAAGGTATAGGCTCAATTCACAAGCAAGAAGAGGAGTAAAAATAAGACAGTAAATTTTTAAATAGTTATATTAATATAAATCAATAAGTATGAAAGCGACAGAAATCCTTAACAATGTTAAAGACCTTTTAAATCTATCTAAGGAAGAAGTGAAGGTTGAAGACATTGCAGTTGAAGAATCGGTAGAGTTATCTACAGAGGAAGTAACTGAAGAAGTAAAAGAGGAAGTGGAAGAGGTTGTACTTGCTGAAGAGCCTAAAGAAGAGGTTGTAATCGAGGAGGAAGTTGAAGCACCTGCTATGAGTTATGCTACTTCTGATGAGTTAGCAGCAGTAAAATCAGAACTACTTTCGATGATTAAAGCATTAATCGAAGATAAGCCTATGGGAGAAGCTAAAGAAGTTCCTGAGGAGTTATCTAAACAAGAAGAGGTTGAATTATCTGAAAATGTAGAAGAAGTTGTACATTCTCCAGAGGCTCAAATCGAAAAGAAAAAAAGTTTATTATCAAACCCAAACAAAACTATGACTACTGAACAAAGAGTTAATAGAATGTTATTTAATTAAAAATTAGACAAAATGGCTACTACTACAAGTATTACTACAACTTATGCTGGAGAAAGTGCAGGAAAATACATTTCTGCTGCTTTATTATCAGGTAACACTATTGCAAATGGCGGACTAACTATCCGACCAAACGTAAAATTCAAAGAGGTTGTTAAAAGATTGGAATTAGATGGTATCACTAAGAATGGTACTTGCGACTTCAATGACACTTCAACTTTGACTTTAACTGAAAGAATCCTTGAACCAAAGGAATTACAAGTTAACTTAGAATTATGTAAGAAAGATTTTCGTTCAGATTGGGATGCAATCCAAATGGGATATTCTGCATTTGACAACTTACCATCTTCTTTCCAAGACTACTTAATCTCTTATGTTGCTGCTAAAGTAGCACAAAAGAATGAGCAGAACATATGGGCAGGAGCAGATGGAGAAGGTTCATTTGACGGATTCTCTACTCTATTAGCTGCTGATGCTGCTTTACCAGCCGCACAACAAATTGCAGGAACTACTGTAACTGCTGCTAACGTAATAGACGAGTTAGGAAAAGTAGTTGACCAAATCCCTTCTGCTTTATATGGTAGAGACGATTTATTCATCTATGTATCTCAAAACATCTTTAGAGCATACAAGAGAGCATTAGGAGGATTCCAATCTGGAGGACAAGGTGCTGCTGGTGTAGGTTCTCAAGGAAACAACCAAGACATCAACATCTTATACTTTGATGGTGTAAAAATCTTTATGGCTAACGGATTAGCAGCAAATACTGCAGTGGCAACTACTAAAGATAACTTACAATTTGGAACTGGTTTATTATCAGACCACCAAGAAGTAAAAGTATTGGATATGGCAGACTTAGATGGTTCTCAAAACGTAAGAATCATTATGAGATTTACTGCTGGTGTACAGTACGGAGTTGTTGAAGACATCGTAACTTACGGAATCTAAGATTCAAATAAATAAACAGAAAGAGGGTGGGTAATTACTACCTACCCTTTTTTTATAACTAATAAATAAAAAATAAATATTATGGCTTGTGATATTACTTTAGGTAGAACAGAACCTTGTAAAGATAGTGTTGGAGGAATCAATGCTGTTTATTTTGTAAATTTTGGAGATATAACTGGTATAACATACGATTCTACAGATGTAGATGTAATTGATGCAGTTACTGGTTCTCCAAATGCTTACAAATACGATGTTAGAGGAAACTCTACCTATACAGAGAACATTCAATCAAGTAGAGAGAATGGAACTACTGCTTTCGAGCAAGTGTTAGAGTTGACACTTAAAAAATTAACTAAAGAAGACCACAATACTATCAAATTATTATCTTTCGGAAGACCAAACATTCTTATCGAAGACAATAACGGAAATGTATTCTTAGCTGGAGCTGAGTATGGTGCTGACGTAACAGGAGGTACTGTAGTAACAGGTGGAGCTATGGCTGATATGAGTGGGTACACTCTAAGTTTTACAGGTATGGAAAAAGCACCTGCTAATTTCATAAATAGACCTGCTGTTTCTGGTGTGTACACTAATAGTGTAGCTGCCGACATTGCTACTGCTGGATTCACTATTGTGTAATAGCTTCTGATTAATTTAAACTAAGCCCTACCTTTTGGTGGGGTTTTTTTATTAAATAAAACAAAAATAAATTATTTAGTTATCATAGTATGTTAATATTACAACCAACAGTAGGAGATAAAACAATAACTATTGCACCGAGAAGTTCAGACTTGTCAGGAGTATTTGTTTTAAATATAAGAAGAGATGGTGATGGTAAGGAAGAATCTATAACAAATGCTACTTTAAGCAATATAGTAAACTTTACTCAAGTTACTTTTCAATCAGCAATACTTGAAGAAGACTCTACTTATTATTTAGAGATAACTAAAGATACTGAATTGTGGTATAGAGACAAGATATACGTAACTTCTCAAACTGCTTCTGAAAGAGTAACTGAGAAACACGAAATAGGGAATGGCACACTTTATAAGCCTTACAGTACAGTAGATGATAACACATACATAATATAATGAGTTCAAATAAGAAAAATACAGTTAGTAAAGAATACAAGGATAGCATTAGAGTTGTCAATATGTCTTCTTACCAAGTTCCTACAATCAAAGAGGTTCACAATAAAGAGTGGGTTGCATTTGGGGATAATAACGATTATTTTGATAACCTTATAGACAGATACCTTGATAGTCCTACTAACGGTAGATGTATTAATGGTATTGTTGATATGATTTATGGTAGAGGTTTGGAATCTACTAACTCTGATTTATTTCCTGAGGATTATGTTAGAATGAAGAAACTACTTAGACCAAGAGAAGTTAAGAGACTTGTTAATGATTACAAGTTGTTAGGTCAAGGTGTTATGCAACTAACATACAACAAGGCTAAAACAAAGATACTAAAGGTATCTCACTTTCCTATGGAAACTCTTAGAGCTGAGAAGGCTACTAAAGGTGTTATAAAGGCTTATTACTACCATCCATCTTGGAAGGATTTAAAGAATTCAGATAACCCTAAAAGAATACCTACATTTGGTAACGGTAGTAAATCTCAAGTAAACGAACTTTATGTATTTAAACCTTACAGAAGTGGTTTCTATTACTACTCTACAGTAGATTATCAAGCATCTTTACAATATAGTGAGTTAGAATCAGAGGTATCAAATTATCATTTATCGAATATAGAGAACGGATTACAACCGAGTTTATTTGTAAACTTTAACAATGGGATACCTAATGCTGAGACTCAGCAATCTATAGAGAGTAAAATTAATCAGAAGTTTAGTGGTAGCTCTAATAGTGGTAAAGCAATTATCGCATTTAATGAATCAGCAGAAACTAAAGCTGACATAGAAGCTATACACTTACCAGATGCTCACGCACAATATCAATTCTTATCTGATGAAGCAAGAGAGAAGATAATGTTAGGACACGGAATTGTATCTCCAATACTTTTAGGTATTAAAGACAACACAGGTTTTGGTAACAATGCAGAAGAATTAAGAACTGCATCTGTATTAATGGATAACGTAATTATCAGACCATTTCAAGATGGTATCATATACGGATTAACAGAGATACTTGAATTTAATAAAGTATATCAAGATTTATACTTCGTAACATTACAACCAATCGAATTTACAGAGTTAGATAACGTATCTACTAAGATTAGAAAAGAAGAAGAAACAGGAGAGAAATTATCTGCTGAAGACAATAAAGACTTTTCTCAAGAGGAGGGCGATGATATGATTAGCCAATTAGAAGCCTTAGGAGAGGTTTTAAGCGATGATTGGGAGGTAATCCATAGTGAGATATACCAAGACGAGAATGAGTCCGTTAAAATGGCTGAAATCAAGTATTCTGATAAAGCATCATCTGAAGACGATGGTGTATATAAAATTAGATACGCTTATATGCCAGAGAGAAAGTCTCCTAATAGTAGAGATTTCTGTAAGAGGATGGAAATCTTAACAGGTAGAAAGGTTGTATTTAGAAAGGAAGATATTAATATGATGTCTTTTAGAGGTGTAAACAAAGAGTTAGGTCATAAAAAACAGAACTATAGCTTATTAAAATACAAAGGTGGTAAGAACTGTCATCACTATTGGGAGTTAAGAGTTTACAAGAAGAAAGGTGGTAAGCAAGTAGATTCATCTAATGCTTATGGGGATGGTTTAAAAGAACCTAAGAATCCAAGTGAAATGGGTGAGAGAATGATAGATAGAGCAGATAAAGGTGCTTATAGAAGTACTTTAAATAAAATAAGAAAGACTTTAGGACTATGAAAGCATTATTCATAACAATACAAGATTTAAAAGCTAAGTCAATAATTAGTGGCAGTACTGACGCTGATAAGCTGATTCACTTTATTGAGGTGGCTCAAGATATACATATACAAAACTATTTAGGTGGTAAACTATATGATAAGCTACAGGCTTTAATAATATCAGGTGATATAGACTTACCTGCTAATATCGATTATAAGAGCCTTAGAGACGTTTACATAAAGCCAATGTTAATTTGGTTTACTCAGTCAGAGTACTTTCCTTTTTCTATGTTTAAAATTGATAATGGAG